CAGCAACGATGTCTCCTGCTGTTGCAAGATAAAAATCGTCTTTAACTACATTAGTTTGACCCCTCTTTTCAAGTGTACCCATTCCTCTACTAGAGACTCCAAGTTTTGCACCTGCATTTAAAAGTTCCTTGACAATTTTACCATTAGGTGTGTCAAGAATCTTTGCCTTCCCGATAATATTATTACCTTCGGGATATAGTTCTTCGATTAAATGAGAAACCCTGTCCAAATTAACTGTTGGCCCGTCAGGATGTCCTAACTCTCCAAAAGCACGTTTGGGTTCTACAAGTTCCTTATTATATCTCTTAACTTCTTTTGTTAAAGTATCAAGAGGGTACATACGACCATTCCTATTCTTAGTCTCGGCCTGCATGAAAACCCCTTTGATTTTTAGATCTTTTCCATCCTTACCTTCAGTAAGAAGTTCAAAATCATCAAACATTTCCGTGATTAATTTCATCTATTACCCTCCTGAGTATTGTTTATGAACAATAATAACTGCATAGGAATCGCCTGATAATGTAATACCAAAATCATCGGTGTTTGTTCCACCTAGAACAGCTCCAGCTGCCCCTAGATTCCAATGTCCTGTTCCTGTAAAAGCATGAACAGCAGTACCACCCCTATCTATTGTAATTGAAGTTGCAGTTTGCCAGAACATTTCGACAATATCTGCTGACACGACAGTACCTTCATTAGATGCGGTAAGTTCCGCTAATGTTATTGCACCATCGGTGGTATCTATGTGTAGTACACTTCTACCTTGTGAGTTTGTAATTGTATTTGCCATAGTTTATCCTAAATTGTTAGCATTTCTTTGTCAAAATAATCCATAATATCTTTAACTTTTACGCTGTGTTTCTTCGCAACCTTCTCTACATTTTTATCAAATGTACTCAGAAAATCACCTGGCTTCTTTTCCATAGTGGAAAATACATCATCCACAGCTTTCTTCATCTTAGGTGTAAGTTTTTTATATGCAGATGATTTCTTATGTTCATCTTTTTCTACAACCCATGTACTGAATTCCCTAAACTTTTTCATCTGTAGTATCTTCTACTGAAGTTTCTGGTTGTGCTTGCACTATAGAATTTGCCACTTCTACTCTTTTTAAATCTAGTGAAGCTCCTATCTTTTGTGCCATAGATGCTTTAAAATGTGTCTCTGCATCTATTTTATTGTCTTTTATTACTGCTGAAATCATATCTGGTAATTCACTCATAATTTATCTCCAAGTTATTTGTTACATATCATCATCCAGATCAGGCTCTGGTTCTGAATCCATTTCTTTTTGCATGGATTCAATCTCATCATCTGACATTCTGAATACTTGTTTTTGAACGTATTTCTTAGAAAAATACGATCCAATAAATGGTTCTATTGTATTTAGGACTTCTAATCGGTCACGCAATAGATCCATATCTCGCATTTCTGCATAATGTCCATCCTTCATATACATATATGAAAGATTATCCTTGATACTTAACCAATCTTCTTCTGCAACAACTCCCTTGAGTATTAGTTGTGTTTTAAGGATGTTGTTGAAAAGACTATTGAATTTTCTTCGCAGCTTCTGAACAAACTTAGTAAATTTTACTTCATCTCTTGTTATTTCTGCGCCTCGACCCATATTAAATCCACTCTCAGTCTCTAAACGACTAATAGGGATATTTAAAGATCGATATAATTTCTTTTGAAAATACAGTATGTCATCAATCTCACCAAGATTTGAACCACCTGGCAATGTTGTAATTTCTGTTCCTCTACCACCTTCTCTACGAGGCAACCAGAAATCCTCTAACATACTCATTTGTTGTCTATCATCCTTTATCTCACCAGTTGACGCATTGTACACCAACTTGTTACGATAACGATTCATGACATCTTTTAGATATTGTTCTGCCTTTACTTTAGGTAAGTTACCAACATCTATATAGAAAATTCTTCGTTCTGGGGCCCTTGCAATACGATAGATTACTACCGCATCCTCAATCATTCTTAACTGATTGACAGGCTTGATTGCTTTTTGTAAGTAGGAAAGAACCATGTTCCTTGAAGGATCATATAATCCTGAAGGACAATTTGCAATCGCATCAGCAGTAATCTTCATAGTACCACCAACTGCAGAACCTTTTCCTCCTCCTAAACCACCCTCATTATATACATAATAGTCCTCTAACACATTAATTGTTGGAGAACCTTTGGGTGTTATATCCTTTTCTACTTTTCTTACTCTTTTAATTTTTAGAGCGTCAATATATCTTAATTCTTGTACACCTTTTTGTGGGTCATTTTCATCTATAACTTTATGAAAATATACTCGACCATCAATATACCATCGCCTAAAAATATCATGTGCTTTATTACTGAAATCCAACAAGTTTAGAACTTGTTCAAATTCATCTTTAACTCTCTGCTTGATTTTAGTGGAATATGGGAGATTATCAACATTAAGTGAAACAGGGGCTTTTAATTCCTCTGTATTCACAGATTCGTTGATAATATCTTCGATTGCGAGATCGCATTCGGGATGTTCTGAGGTAGACCGATACCTTCTAATTAGGTCAGATTCGTTTTTAGCCTGACCCTCTAAGTCTAAAAATTCACTATAAAAACCAGCGGATGTCGTTGCTCCATCTTCAGGTTCAGGGAGAACAAAACTTGTAGGTTCTCCCTTTTCCTGAGATCTTGTAATTTGAAATCCAAATAATTGTGCCATAATACTCCGTATTCATTATTTATCAATGTAAATATTTATACGAAATATTAAGTAGTAGTATTTGACTCAAAAAATTGGTAACGATAAGTTATTTCAAATTCTTCTACTGCATCATTGGAATCATATGCCAAATCAATTTGAGCTATTGTTAATGGAAATAACCCTCTGAAAGTATAAGATTTGATTACATTGCCCGCACGATCTAATTGGTCAACAAACGCATCAACCATATAGTCAGAAGGATTTTCCAATCCACTATTATCTGACATAGAGTTGATTTCATTCATCCATCTTTCAAATGCATTACGGATAGCAAAATCAGTATCATTCATAATCATTGTAGTCCATGTTTCAAATGTTCGATCCCCTGCAATATACAGATTACGACCACGAAAAGGAACTGCAACTTCACCTAATGTTTGCCCTGGCATATTAGTTGCTTTACAGAGAAAAGACATTTGTCTTGTTTCTCCTCCAACAGCTGCATAGCCTGGGAAAGGCATAGTTACTGAAAACTGATTTGCTCTTGCTCCTCCACCTTTTAAAACTGATTTAAAGTCATTTATATTTGCCATGTTTCCTCCTATGCCCCAACTACTTCACTAAACGCAACACCAGTTTTCGTGGCAATGAAGTTTAGAGAAATAAAGTTAATAGAACGAGCAGGTTTGACAAAAATATCAGCAATAAACTCGTTTCGGTCAATTACACTTCCTGTGTTATTTGACTCATCACATACAACTAAAAAGTCTGTGATACCTCTACGACCTTGTACATCACGCAAGAAAGGTTCAACCATATTCCTAAATCCTGCTCTTGTGAACTCATCATTGAATTCAAACAACTGGAATTTAGCAGCGGTTGAGATTGCTTTCTCTATTGTAATGAATAATCGTCTTACGTTGATACGATCAAACGCACTTGGTTTTGCTTGTGCAGTTTTATCTCCATACAAGATTGTACCTTGCCCTGGAAATGCACAAATTGGATTTATTCTTGCACGATACAGGATGTCCCTGTTAGCTTTCTGTGGGTTATAAGCAAGTTTTACAACTCCTCTTACTTGACCACGATTAAATCCGCCAGGTGAGAACCATGCATCTGCAACTGAATCTGTTCTTGCACATAATCCTGCCATATCTCCGTTTAGTGGAATCCATCGATAAGTGTCATTGTACTTATCGTATGTGTATTTGTATCCACTATCGAACATACCATAGGATGTTGATGTCATTGCATCAAAGAACGCTTTAACATTTGAGGTTTGTGTTACTTCGTTTGCAACATTAACAACATCTGAAAGTTCTGGTGATACAAATGCGACTGCATCTTTTCTGTCAGTACACATATCCAAAGCATTTCCTGCTTTAGTTGAATCTGCTTTACCACAAATGAAAAGATTTAAATCGACTGTTTCTGAATCTTTGAAACGATCAATTCCATCTTTGATTTCTCCTGCGGTTAATCCATAATCATCTACACCACTAGTAAGTGATACTGAAGTGATTACCTCTGAAGCTGCAGAGTATAATGTAACACCTTGTGTAGCTACATTATTACCATATCCAGTAAGTACCGCAGGATGATCCATCCAATATATGAAAGATGAACTATTATAAAGAACATCTGCATAGTAATTAGCTGCACCTTCATTTGTTCGTGCATCAGATACTTTTGATACACCAGAATATTTTTCTAGAATCTCGCCTGGAGTTCCAGAAATACCACCATCTTCATCTATGATAATGATGTGCATTTCATCAGCGGTGGAAACACCTGAACGATCTTGTACCCATGTTGATGTGCCAGGAGCACCATCAAACTGATCGTAATATTCCCATCGTCTGCGAACATTTGTAAAATCTGCAATAATGGATCTTAATCCACCCGCAGTATTTGCAGTACCATATCTTTCAATGGTTAAAGTATCAGTACTAATTCCTGTTACTTTATATTCAGAACCATCGGCTTCAAAGAAATGAACAATATCTCCGACATTGTATTTTGCACCACCAACTCCAGCAGATCCACCAGCAGTATCGATTACTACTGTGGTATCTCCTACAGCTCCGGCTGTTTCTACAACACCTAGAGTATCTTCATTTCCTGAGAATGTTTGCTCAAACTCAGCTGCACTTGGACACATAGCAATCTTTAGATTGTTACCCCAAGCACCAGCAGTCCTTGCTGCCCATTGTCCTACGGAAGCTGCCCCACCACTATATGGGCCAGTATTTCCATCACCATCTTTCCAATGGTTATTATTCTTAATCAAAATTGCAGTACCAGAAGTGCAAGCATTTACAGCTGCACTTGCGGGTCTTACGACTCGTAGTGCATTGCCATATCCAAGAAATGAAGCTGCAGACATCCAATCTTCAAATTGATTACTAGATGACTGTGGTTCACCAAAAATTTGAACCAATTCTTCCTCAGATGCGATTGCGGTTATAGAATCTGTAGGCCCCTTTTCTGCGGCCATTACTATTCCAGCAATCGATGTTGCAACAGCGGGGACTACATTTGTTAAGTCCTTTTCTGTTACCTGTACGCCAGGTGAAACTTGAAACGCCATTCCAATCTCCTTTAAATAGAAATGTTATTGAAAGTATTTATAAAGATGGGGTTTTTCATTATACTTTTTGATGTTATAAATAATTTTATGACTCATTATGAAAAATACAAAGATGTAATTAAGGAAGGAGTTAGAAAGGCTCGTAGAAAACGTGATATATGGATTAACGAATACCTTGCCGAGAAGGTATGTACATATTGTGGGGAAGCAGAAACGTGTACACTGGCATTCTACCCTGACAACAAAGAGATCCGAATCATTTCAAGATCGAAAGGACTCAGAGAAAAACTTCGATTACCGATTTTGGAACGGATACAAAAGAATAAGATTGTATGTATGAATTGTTTTTTAAAATTAAAGAATGATATTCAGTTATCACCAATCCTCTAGGTATTCTCTATTGGAAGTTACAACTGGATTCCAGACCGAACCATATTCATCAATATTTTCTCCAATCTTCTCTCCATGTTCATCGGTAACTCCATCTAACACAAATCCAAATGGGGCCATGTCTTGGTCTACCAAATCTTCTTTATCCTTCCAAAGTTGCCTACGAATATCTAAGTTTGTTAATTCCTTAAAATAAGTCTGGTCTGTCAACCATGCAAACAGTACTAAACACATAACTAGGTCATCAGAGTTACCATCAGAACCCTCATAGGTCTGCCCCTTGACAACAAAAGAAGATAGTTCTACGATAGTATCAAAGTCGCATACTAAAATTTTATCATCTTCCATAAGAGTTTTCAGATTAGAACATCCCACCTTTTTAAGAGATTTGGTTGTCCTTACACCTAATTGAGCTTTCTTTCCTGAGAAACCACCCCCTGCAATTTGACCATTTCTACCATGCATTGTAGTCATAATGAGATTATCATACTCCATATCAAACTGCATTGCATCTGCAATCTGAGCTCCTATGTCATTAATCTCAATCATAACGTATGCAAGGTTATATGCCTTAGCAACCTTATGGATTATTAATGGAAATTGCATTGGTTTGATCTCATTATCTCTAAATACTGCAACTTGTTTATAAGGAAGTTCTGATACATCCATTACAACAAATGCAGAGTAATCACTACTAATACCCCTAGAAACATCGACAGTCATTACATATGCAGCTTCAGGATGTGGTTTTTCATATACCCTTAACCCCGCATTGGTTGTGAGTGGTGTGGTATGAGATAATGCACCTAACTTTTGACCATGTATTAAAGTATTTGCAGATCCTAAGAAGGAACAATCAAACTCTGTCTGAAACTGTTCTTCACCAATATTCTTGATAGTTTCCTCTTGCCAAGCCTTATCCCTACCCGGCACCTCACTCCAATGTACCTCTATGGGAATGTAAGTGTTATTCCCATTCTCTGCATCGTTCCACATCTTGTAAAACATATTCATGCCGTTTGGAGTACTCACCATCATCACTTTAGATTCTTTACCAGAGGAAATTGTAGGATATACAGAACTTAGGAATTGAGCTGCAATGTTATTAGGAACGTATGCAAACTCATCTAGGAAGATTATGTTGTAAGAACCTCCTCGAACCGCAGAGGCAGAAGTTGAACTAGCAAGAATCTTTGAGCCATTTTCTAGTTCCAAAGACCCTTTGTTCCATGTCATTACTCCTTGTTGTAACCAATCTGGAAGGTGTTCGTATGCAAGTTGGAGCCTACCAAGTAAATCTCTTGCAGTAACAGCTTTGTTTGCAAGGATTGCAACATTGACTGTTTCGTTGAAAAGTGCATAGTGTAACAGATATGCAATAATTGTGGTGGATTTTCCTGACTGTCTTGGAAGTTTGCAGATGGTAAATCTCTCCGTATGGAAAGTCCACATCATCTGGCGTTGGAATTCATAGAGCTTAAAAGGTATCAAACCCTCATCTAGGCTCACTATTTTTATGTAATTCTCTGTGAAGTAAACAGGATCTTCTAAACACTTAGTGTATTCCTTTACCTTTTCTTCAGTCCATTCAATCTGGACATTGGCCCGTTTTAGATTCGGGTTATCACGATATACATCAGGCATTACTTTTTATTCTTTATCAGTTGTTGTAATTCTTTTGTAGAACCAACGAATAGAGAATTATTAGTAGTTACATTTTGAGGTTGGTCAGTCTCCCTGAGTTTCTTTTTTGTGGTTTGGAGATTGACCAATTTCTCTACGTTGTCCGCATTGGTCTTTAAGAGTTGTCCAGCAACTTCGTAGGCTCGAGGATGTTCTGTTTCTTGAGCAACTTGCATAATACCATCAAGTGCATCTTGTCCACGTTCAACTATATGGTAAAGATTCTCTCTACTATATTTGAAGTCATCCTCATCAACATCTTCAGTTTGAGGTCTAGGGATAACAGTAACAGTTTGGGTTTTGGTGGGGACAACTGCCTTATCCGCAATCCCTAGTAGTTCGTTGATTTTTTCCATTACTCATCACTTCCTGTCTCTGTATTAAATGTCTTTGCATCTTCAAAGAACGATGAAGCTTCGTTAAATCCAAAATCATCATCAAGTCCAGCAGTTGCAGGGGATGGTGTAACAGTAACACGTTGTTCACGTTTAGGTGCAGCTGATGCTGAATCCGTATACTGATCTACTTGTACTTTCGTTGTAACCTGACCAGTACTGACAGGCCCGTACAAGTAACATTTTGCAGTAAAAGACATTGTGTAGATTAGAGCTCGTCTGTCTCCAAAATCACCTTCGTAGTTGTCCTCATAATTAACACCAGTTAATATGATGGGAACATCTCTCTTACTACTCATTTGTACAATATCGTTGAT